GTGATGAACTGGCTACATTTTTTTCAAACCATGCTGAGTGTCCGCTTGTTGTTGAGTTTACTGACCTTATTCCTGCGTATTGGGATGTTCCTGCATGTGTTATATCTAAACCGTAGCCTGTTGCATTGGTATGAGTTAGTTGTATTCCATCTGCTGCTCCATCTTGAGTTACATCTAATGCTATTTCTGTGTTAGAAGCATGGTCTTGGTGTACTTTTAAGACTGGTCTAGTAGCGCCAGAGGTGTTTCTAGTCATTTCAGTGTCTCCACTCATCCAGTTGTAGCCACCGTCACTGTATATGTTGAAGTTTGTTGTTCCACCATGTGTTATAGGTTCAATATATACTCCATAAGCATTAGTGCTAGTTCCAGCACCTAATGGGTCAGAGGCGTATATGCTATAAGTTTTAGTGATTGTTCCGCCACTGTTTGTGGGTAAAGCGAACAATCCAAAGAATTCGTTTAGTGTTCCAGTGCTTAGATGTGTGGGTCTAGCTTGTACTGCGACAATGTGGTCAGCGTTGTTGCTTCCAGTGTCCCCTCCTTTGATGTCTAGAAGTGAAGAACTATCAGTTCCACTTTGAAGGCAGTCAATTTGTAGTCCTCTAAGTATTGCGTCGGATACTGTACCCGATATTTCGCATAGAACACCATTAACAGGAGTTGCTTCATCTCCTATTAAACATGATCCACATACTAATTCCTTTACAGCTAGCGCTGGTATTACATCGATTCCCATTTTAAGCTTGTATCATAACTTTTCTGTCAGTTCCGCTTGAGTCTTTAATGGTAATAAAGCCTATGCTATCAGTTGCTGGGGTGGCTGTATAAGTGCCAACCCAAAGCTCCTTTACAATTAGTGATTCAATTACTTGTAATCCCATTTTAAGCTCCTGCGATGTGGATTACCCAGAACTGTAAGTTCTGCGCTCCATGTATCACTGAATAAGTATCAGCTGCGTTTCCCCATGCTGTGTCCATTGCTGCGCCAGCAGCTGTTAAGCCTGCTGCGTTTGTAGCAAATGGACCCATAATGGTTTCATCTCCGCCTGCCATTTACTTTTTCACCTTCTTTTTTACTGGTTCGATGGTTGGGGGTTTAGCCCCAAATTCATCTTGCAAGGCTTGGCTGATGTCTTTTTCTCTACCAAGACTTATGAGTCTTTCGTATTCTTTCTTTCTATTTTTGTAGCTCATTTTATACTCCTGTTATTGTGCAAATCGCGTCTGGATTAGGCACTTGTAGTTGTCCAACTTCCCATGACCTGATTGTTGTTTTGATTCCTGGGTCTTCTATTGTTCTAGTTGTTAGTCCTACTACTGATTTCCAAGTTAGCGCTTCTTTAGCGATGACAACTTGTGCTCCTCCATCTGTTACTGAGTTGCTGGAGATTACAGTTAGTCCGAGTAATCTTCCAACGACACCATTTCTGGTGACTGAGTCAGTATAGAACTGACCAGCATTTCTGATGTTTGAGTTTCCTAGTAAGTGAGAGTACCCTGTTGGGTGAACTAGTAAGAAACCATTTCTGTCTGGGTTGTAGTTATCAATCGCAATTGCTGCTTTAGCATTTAGTATGTCTTGGATTGGGTCTCTATCTGCGATAACTGCATTGTCCCATGTAGCATTAGCTGCTACTGTGTTTCCAGCTTCTGATACTATTGCTGCTGCAATAACTGTATCAACAGATTTTGCAACTGCTCTGGCTATTCTTAACAATGTTCTTGCAATCATAGGGATATTATTTGTCTTAATATCTTCCCAAGAAATTACACCCTCCATAGCGTGTTTTACATTTCTTGCTGATACTTTTGTCCAGCTAACTTCTCCGTAAGGAAAGTTTGCTAGTCTAGGTACTCCTTCAACTGCTGAACCAGTTCCGCCAGTTAGGTCGGCTGCTGTTTCTTTGTAGTATGTTTCAGTCCATGCACTTGATGATTGTATCATGCAAAGCTGTTTCATCTTGTAGTTTTGTAATGCGAATCCAGTTACGATTCTAGAAAAATTCTCTGCTCTTAAGTCTTGCTCTCCTGTTGTGTCTGCCATTTTTAAGGTTTCCTCACTAGAACAGCTACTACTTCTGAGGCTGCTGCTGTTTCAAGTACTTGTCCTACTATTTCGGTTTCAGCTTGTGCACCAGCTTCATCTGCTGCTGCAATTAAGTTTGCACCATTTACTTTAGCGTAGTTTCCAAGCGTTATTCCTGCGCCAGCATCTTTAATATCAAAGATACCATGTGTATATACTCCTAAGCTAGTTTGTCCATCACTAGCTACTTTCTCTTCTGCTGCGATTCCAACGAATATGTCACCATCTGCTGATGTTGCTGTTATAGTTCTTGGGTCACTAGATAACTGCATTAGTGTACCTTTAGCTATACCTGCTCCGTCTGCTACGGTATATCTGACAACGTCGCCTTGGTCTCCTAGAAGTTCGATAATAACTGCTTCATTTGCCATTTTTAATAATCACCATACTAGTCTAGGGATAGCAACTATTTAAACTTTTCGGTCAATTTTGCTTTTCTTCTGGAAAAGCTTCAACATCCATGCCAGAACCCTTTAGGAATTCTTTAGCATTTTGGATGTCCTTTTCATCCTTTGTTAATGCTTTAACTCCCGCTGTGGTTTCTCCGCCAAGTGTTTTCTCCACTTGTGCTTGTTGCTGAATGGATATTAACCTAGCCATTTCTTTGTTTGAGGCCTCCAGTCTTTCTGCTGCTTCATTAGCCTTATCTATTAAAGTAGTAGAATCAGCCGCTGGAACAGCCTTTTCTACCGGAGGAACTTTAGGGTCCACCTCTAGTGGTTGTGGAATTTCTTTTTCTTCACTCATAGTTTCTCAGCCTCCTTTTGTTTTAACCAGCACTGTTTGCATTTGATTTTAGCGCCTTCATGCGGTTTGAATGGCACAGCGCACTTATCATTGCAGATGTGGCATATTGCTGGGTACATTCTTTTTTCTTCTGGTTGTTGTGTTAATGTTGTTTGTCCTTCATTATTTTTTACTATTTTGTCTATCTTCTGGTCAAGTTCTTCGACCCTAAGAAATAGCATGTTTATGTCTGCTCTTATTTGTGTTAGTTCTTGGTTCATTTTTTCTCCTCCTTTATAGCAAGCCGAAGTTTAATTTGCTCGGTCTTGCTGCTTCTGTAGCTTTTTGGGCTTCTTTTCTGTAAGCTTCCCAAAAGTCAGCTATAGCTTTTCTATCTTCTTCTTCTAATTTTCTTTGTTTTTCTCTTTCCTTTCTCCAAAAAGCAGCTTCTTCTTCTCTTTGTTGTGCAGCTGCTTCATTTTCCCATTGGAGTAATTTCTTTCTTTCTTGGTTATAGTAGTCTATATTATTTCTTTCTTGTTGTGCTTGTTCTTCTCTAGCTCTAGCCCAACGTTCGTCATCTGTTTCTCCTGTGGCTACTTGTATTTTTCTATCTTCAATTATTTTTCTGTCTACACTATTTTTTATTTTGGCAGCTTCGTAAAAGCTGTCTAAGCTACTTAATACATTTACGAATGGAATTCCTTGTTTGATTTGTTCCCACATACCCGGGTCTAATACTTCATCTTGTAATGCAAGTGCTTCTTCTGCTCCAGCTATATCATCATTGTCTAGTGCTGCTTTTGTAGCGAAGCCCAGAGTTTGTAATGCTTCCTCTTTTATGAAGCCTGCGAATGGGTAAGAGCCAATACTAGCCATTAGGCTGCCTACAACAAATTGAGGATTCTTCAATGTTGAGGCTGCTCTTCCTAACCATGAAGCTGTTTTGGCTGTAGTAGCTGTGTTTGTTGCTATTGTTGCAGCTGTTCCTCCTGTTAGAGTATTTGTTGATATTGTGTTAATAGTTCCAACTTGCGCTGCTTTAGAGACAGCTGTTGTTGCTTTTACTGCATTTACAGCAGATGTTATTCCTGTAAGTGCTAAAGCTGTTTGAAATGGATGGTTAACTACTGCTTCGACAGCTCTGCTAACTATTGGGCTTCCGAAGTTAGCTTCTACTGTTTTCTTTGAAAAAGGATTGAAAGCTGCGTTTACTGTTTCAGCTACGTTTACTGCTCTGTCTGTTAAATTATCCAGTTTAGCAAGTGCATTGCTTTTGAAAGTTGGTTTTGTTTTAGCCAGCTCTTCCGGTCGCAGTTGAGAAGTTGGTTGGGGGGTGGTAGGCGCAACCGTTTGAACTGGCTGAGAACGTGTTTGTTTATCTAGTTCTTTAAATTCTCTACTCTGTGTCCCTCCAGCAGCTATAAGGCGATTAGCCAATTCTGCTGGGTTTTCTTGTGTTTGGAATGTTCCAGTTCTGGGTGCATCTTTTTTCTTTTTTTGTCTTACCATTTTATTTCTTCATATAGGTTGTGAGTTCAGTTATTGCTTTTGTGTTGTCTTTAATTGTTCTGGTGCTCTGATAGAACATTAATAAAAATGCCACTATCGGAAAGCCGACTGTGCTTATTGCTTGTAATACTGTATCCATTGTCATTTCTTCCCCTCCAATTCTTCTATTGTATCGTTTGGTTGTGCTGCTGGTTCTAGTGGTTCTTCCTCTAATTCCATAGCTGGAGTGTCGCTTACTAGTTCATTCTGTAAGCTAGCTGGGAATGTTAATTCTATTTCTAGGTTTAACTGACCCAATATTTGTTCTTCTACATATAATTGTTCTGTCTTTACACTTTGTTCGTAGGAAAGATATACAATCTTTCCGCTAGCATCTGTAAATTCTTTAGCATTTCCTATTATAATCTGCGGAACGTTGACCGCTTGGAAGAAGTAATCATTTAACTGATTGATCCAATTAAGTGGATTTAGTGTAGCATTTGTAGCTGTAGATACTACTTCTGGGACTACTGCTCCTTGTGGAATGTACATATTTTCTCCATTCTCTCTAGCAGCATCCATTTTTGTTTTGAAGGCTGCTATTCTTGAAGTGTCATCTGTGTCTAAGTGGAATATCCATAAAGGCTGTACATTTCTGTGCAGTACTGTTTTCCAATCTTCCATAGCTTCGTTTCTGGCATTGATGATGAATTGCACGGAAGGGACAACGGATATACCGTGCAAGCTATCCGCAATCCTTTTCCGCGAGAGATGTAAGATTTTGTCTGGTTTGAATTTCTTGTTAGGTATTTTTGATTTAGATACTTGTTCATATCTTTTTATACGTCCTTTTCTGTTCTGTACTATTACAATAGTGCTAGGGTCTATTGGTTTAAGGTTAACTAGAACTCCGTCTTTGTCTCTTATTACTTCAGCGAAAGCGTCTCCAGCAATAGTATAAGTTCTAATCATATTTGAGATTATTGTGTTGAAAGAATCTTTTCCATTGCCTTTGACAGCATTTAGAAGTAGTTCTGTTGGTTCGTCTGCTGTGAAGCCTGCCCCAATAGTCCAGTTAGCCTTAGCGTCCACTGCTGTTTGCAGTTCTGGTATTGTGCAGTAGTAGCCGAAGTATGTTGACCATTTAGTCATTTGCCAAGTTGTTTCTGGCTGGTCTTGTTGACCATCTGTGTCTTTAGCTGTTACGCTAAAGTCTGTGACTGCATTTGTCATGTCACTGCTGTCAGCTGAACCTATATTTCTTTCTCCCATTAGTTTCCGACCTCTTTTTCTAATTCTGCTATTATTTTTTCTTTTTCTAATTGCAATTTATCTTTCTTGTTCTTTTTCTTCTCTATTTTTCTTTCTAGTTCTTGTTTGATTTTAGCAACTGAGTTGAATTCTGATATTTTGAATGTGTATACTGGGTATAATTCATTGTCTGTGTGGATTACAACTTCTTTTTCTTTCATTGCATAGCCTGTTATCTTCATGGTGCATCTTCCTCCCATCCTGTAAGGGTTATGTCAGCTGCATTTGTTGACTGAATGTAGACACTCGTGTCAAAGAATAATGGGGTGTCGAAATTAGCGTAGGATGTTTGAGGGTCAGTTAGATTGAATTCTATTTTAGAATCACCAACTGCACTATCTTTTAGTTGTGCTGAAACATTTCCTACGGCAGCTGTATCTAGTACAGCACTTGTTATGAATAGTCTTTTTCCAGTTGTTACAGTGTATATAACTTCATCATCCACACCATTTCCAAAGATGTTTATGACATCGCTACCATCTTGTGCCCATCTAGGTTTAATTAGACCGATGTCATTCAGTAGTCCTGTTGGTGGGAATAATCCACCCGAGTCTAAGGGAGCCATTTTCTTATAGAGAACACTTTATCTGCTGGTTCTATTTCTGCCTCCTTTTTTTGTCCAAAAGGTTTTGCCAATCCTAAATGTATTTCTTCTTCTGCGACGTTCATTCCACCGCTTAAGATTGCGCCTAACAGTCTTCCATATTTTCCTACTCTGTTTTGCGAATCTATTAATACCATTACAGATTGATTTAAGATTCTTTGTGTTAACCATTCTTTTGCCTCTTTTCCTCCTTCGTTCAGTTCTGGTGCGTCTATGTCTAGCAGACGCAGTGGAAAATCGAAATCTCTGAAGGTCGTGCGTAAGGTGACTGTATCACCGTCATGCACTCTAACAACGGTAGCCCTGAAATCTTCAGTGATTTGCTTATGTGGACTCGTGAAGCCAAAATCATTAAGTTGGGCATTTGTAAGCTCAGGGAATTTGGCATAGTCATGTTCGAATACCATTATGCTT